TCTAAACATCACATAACGATTGAGATGAAAAACTCTTAATCCTTCAGGAGAAACATATAAAAGAGCATTACCAGCAATGACCAAATGTAATAACGCCTCATGGAAAACCACGCGATCATTACTCGCTTCAATTTCTCGAAGAACCAATCGCTCAATCTTGCTTAACGCCTCCTCAAATTGTGCCTTCTCCTCTGGAGGTACACCCTGCTTAACTAACTCTGCATCATCTAGCGAGAACCTAAAGAACTGCTGAGTTGGGGGCAGCAATGCAAGAAGCATTCTGCTCGCCAAATTAAGACAACCGCGAGCCCCGATTCCATTCCAAGGAACTGGATATGTATCTTTATTGTTCGCTCCAGGATCATTACTCGCAGGAACAATGTACGGAATTGTCAGACGAGCTGATGTCCTAGCTCTTTCAAGGTGATAATTTCTATCACTCTCTCCGGCTCTATAGCGTTGTTCAGCAGTTGGCATAATTAAACGGAATAATTGGTTCCAGAACCAGACCCTGATCGGCCTCCACCTAAGCGCAAACCAGCAGTGGTGCTGCGTGGTCTAGGTGTTCTGCCTTTCTTTTGAGATGTCTGAGCAGTTGGGGCTTTACTAGATTTTTGAGACAATATCCTTAAAGAATTAGTGACTGCATTACCACGAGCACGAGCCTCGCTAATCCTTGTTGCCTGATCAGCTTGTAAACCAGCAACTAACTCTCCTTGAGCATCACGTTGTTCAACAAGTCTTAATTCCTGTGCTTTTAACGTGGCTTGTTGTTGTGCCACCGTTGCTTCTCTTTCTCTAGCAAGACGGTCTAATTCAGCTTGCTTTTCTTTAGCCATTAGATCAGCTTCGGCTTGCTTCTTCTTGTATTCTTCTTTCGCTTTTTTCTCGGCTGCAGTAATACCAGAAACATCTTTTACTGTATTTTCGACCTTCTTGACACCATAAGAGACAACATCAGAAGCAACATTAGCGACTCCTTTAACAGCTCCTCCAACAAAACTAACAACACTTTTAGGGCACATAATTAAACTCCGTAGTTAGTACCAGCACCTGCAGAAGCAACAAGACCAGCCCTATTAATCTTCAGGTTGGACTTCGGTTTCTTCTTCTTAGTCACTGCTGCAGTTGTTTGGGCTCCTTCAGGGGTTCCTTCACTCATCTGAGCAGAGGCTGCATAAGCACCTGTTTGTTGTGCAGCGATAGCAGCTTGAGCTGCAAGTGATTCCTTCTCAAGCCTGTCTTGTAAAGCTGCAGTTTCAGTATTTGCAGCATCAATCTGAGCTTGAAGTTGAGTATCGAAATCAGATTGTTGCTGAGTAATACGAGCTTCATACTCATCTAATGCAGACTGATTTTTTGCGATGTCATCATCGCTAGGCCCTTGATAAATAATGTTTGGCGTTTTAACGCCACCACCGAAGCACATGATTAAACCTCCTAAGTTGTTTTGCTAAGGGTTAGTTGAGCCCCAGAGCCTTTGCCGCCTTTTGTGGCAGTTGCCCTGCCAATTCGTAATCCACCTTTTCCTTTTCCTCTTAATCCCCTGGCTTTTGCACCAATGACAGGAGCTTGAGCATGTTTTTCTGGAGGAGGTGGCCCAATGACTTGTGCTAGACGCATTGCCTGAGCATTTGTATTTTCAGCTAATTGACGTTGGGTATTCGTCAATTGATCTAACGTGGACTGTTTCTTCTTAAGTGCAGTATTTAATTGTTGCTGGACAAGACGAGTATTACCTTCCATTGACCTTTCAATTGCGTCTTTTTGCAATTGGAATTGCTTGTCATAGGCGTTGTAGTCAGGCTTCGTAATTGTTGCCGCACTACCACCTCCACCAAAACACATCAGATCACCTCCATAGACAAAGCATCATCTTGTTGTTCTTCGTATTTGCTGCGAAGCCAACGAACGACAGAAGCCTGACCAGCTTTAAACCAAACTTCATCTCCCGACTGACCTAAATCAGGACATTGATCAGGAAATTGTTCCGCGAGTGCAATCACGAGTCGTTCGTCAATAGAAGGAAAATAAACCACTCTCCAAGGCTGTAGACATTTATAGCCTACCGATATTATGTCTTATAGCCCATACTAATAGTATTATTCTACGCTGTTGTAAATGACCGACTTAAATTCAAAACTTGCAGAAATGCACGAAGAAGTCATCGAACAAGTATTAGATGACTTACGAAATGGTGATCGCAAAGCAAGACAAGAAGCAATGACATTGTTAAAACAAAACAATGTAACTGCTGTTGCTACCAGTAGCAGTTCGCTTGGAAAACTTGCTAAGAAATTAGACTTTTCAAGTATGGAAGAAAAAGTTATTCCTTTGAAACGCCCACCTGTAGCCTCTGTACCCCGCCATGAACCTTCCCCCTAGATTTACGACCACCCCAACCCATAGCAATTGAATCAATAGAGCCAACAGTTTCATCCATCCAGGCTTCTAACTCATCTTCAAATAATTGATCAGCACGAGATTTCTTAGCTTTCTCCTGATCTTGTGCTGCAGATTCGACAAAGAAACCACAAGCAATAGCTAAAGCATCCAATCTGTCATCGTGAGACAAACAACCTCTTTCTGCTGTCAACCTTGAAGCCTGGAAAAATAAAGACCGAGCGTATCCATGCTCAGGATCTTCATCCGTCAACCGATAATCTTGTTTAATAACGCGGCTATTAACAATAAGACGATGTTGCTGAATTAATGGACCGAGCGTGTCACATAACCGTTGCTCTTTTCGAATATTATGTCTAACTTCTTCAATAGTGACGGGATACTCGCGAAGCAAATGGGGCTTCAATAAAGCAGTAAACATTCCGTCACCCATATTACTTTCAGCGACTACATAATTCACTTCCCATTTCTTTGCTGTCTTAGCGAGATATTGCAGAACTTCATCTGCATAACCAAGAGTTGAACCACCTGATTCCAGTAAAAACATATTTCCGTTTAACTCTGCTACAACAGCCCAAGCCAATTCATCAGCACCACGACCAGCAGGGTCAATAGCTAAGACACACCGCCAAGTATCAGTTTTCGGAATCCAACCATTTTGAAAAATAGGACGATGGTAATAACGATCAGCACCAAGTCCGACACAAACTAATTCTTGCAATCTGACATCAGGCTGATTAGACCAAACACATGTTTCAGGTAGGGCTGTTCCATCTAAATCAACAACCATCAAATCACCAAGACGAATTGGAAACTTATCTAAGGTTGCCAATCTCGTATTCAGCATGAACTGAAGTTCAAAGCTGGCTTTGGTCATTGATGCTTGTCTCTGGAGAATATCTTCATGACCAAATCTTTCTGGGTCCGTCGGTTGTTTCACGAGGCTGCTATTCGAGAAGACCTCTTGTTCAATCGTCGGATCGAGGTTGCCCTCGTAGCAATCAAGCTCGTCGGGATACAACGCAGGCCAGTATCTAGCCGCATAGTTCCTTTCTCTCACAAGCCTTAAATATATACTTGTCTCCGTATGTGGCGTTCCTAAATATAATATTTTACGTGGTAAAACCTGCCCCTCCTCTGGCTTTATGATACTTTGTATTTCTTCAACAGCGTGTGCAACCCTGTCTTGTTTTAACTGTGTAATTACATTAGCAAGTGTTTCTACGTCATCAAGAATTGCACAAGTACATCTTTGTCCAGTTGTCTGACCCATAATTCCCATCGAACGAACAGACGGAGACTGTTCCACCTGGGCGGGGCCCACATCAAAAGCTACATTAGAAAATCTATTTTCCGTCCCAGGCATAAGACACTGGAGAATATCTATTTCACCAATACAACGCAGCATGAAAGACGAGAAGTCAGTTGACTTCACTGCAGTTGCAGACACAATCAAAATCTTTTCATTCGGGTCTACTCTCAACCTCCACAACGCATAAAAAGACGCAAGAATACTTTTCCCTAATCCCCTGAATGCAACAGTCAGACTTTTATCAGGCCCTTCTTGCATCCATTGACACACAGAAATCTGCTGCTTCGTTGGAGCATCTGCTAACCCCAACTCTCGCAACAGATAACATGTGAAATTTGGAAAACTATCTCTTAATTGTGGAGGTAATGGTTCCCAAAGTTCCTTCATTCTTCTTCTTCTTTCTCCTCTTCTACAACAGGAGCATCCTGCACATAATAATTAGCAGGCTTAACTGCTTTTAATGTCTCGTCTTTGACGACGCATGAACCAACAAGACCTAATTCAAGTCTTTGGTTATTCGTGAGATAAGGCATAGTTTCCCCATAAAACTATTTTAAATTAGCGACAAAACCCTCAATTAAGAGGGCCTCATCTAACCCACGCTGACCACGACCAAGCAGCAAGCTTCAGGGCTCCTCTCATCTTACCTATATCCTCTCGCTTTCTCATCTTCTTCTCTCCTCTTCCTCAAATATTCACTAAACCCTTCTCTATCTGTCCTCAACCCATCCACTAATCCAAACTTTGCTCGATACTCCCTCATGCAATCTCCATATATCTTCCTCTCACTACTACTAAAATCCCTAGTCACCTCACCACCCAACGGATCTCTATCCTTCGATACACCATCCTTCATCCATTTCATTTGATAAGTAGGCTTCCTACTCATAATTAATACCTTGGTCGTGGTCTTTTAACATACACCCCCGATGAATAAACTCAATATAAACACATAATATGTTTCACTATGTAAATATGGAACATTGACTTTCAATCCGATTAGACATATAAACAGACGGCAGGGTTTTTAACAACACGCGGCACATATAACCACAAATCCGTTACCACGATATAACACAACAACCTAACCATACCTACACATAATTCCCAAAATG